CAGCATTCAAGGTTTATGTTACGGATGACGCAAAGTCCCCACTGAACATTCCAGACTGGACTATTGACATGGAAATCAAGAGGCCCTCAAGCCCATCTGATGCTGGCGTAATAACCGATGCAGCAACTATCGTACTAACTCTAGAGCCAGCCCAAGACCCAGATGATGCAGCAGGAGAGTTTACGGTTTCCCTCACAGCAGCAGAGTCTTCACAGCTAGAAACTGGGGACATATTTGACATTGAGCTTAGGACTGCACAAGATGCAAAAGTTTGGACTGTTGCCCAGGGCAAAGTCGTAGTGATTGAGGATGTAACAAACTAATGGCAAAGGCGGTCATAACTAATGTTATAGGCCAAAAGCTTGTCTACATAAACAAAGTAAATGGCCATACGTCAAAAGTATATGACGATAAATATAATGCAAAAGTTGTAGATTTTCTTCCATTTCGTGTAAAGTTTACAACTATTGGAATTAATGCTTATGGCCCCAACAACCCAGCTCCTATCGGCATCGCCATCATTGGCTACAGCAACTATGTTTTATAGTTTTGTTTAAAATGCCGCTATAATTAGTACATGGCAAGAACATCTATCCCTTATATTAAGACACGCTTCGAGACTGGAGATCGTCCAGAACAAGCAGATTACGAAGATCTGATTGATACCGCTGCAGGTCAGGCAACCGACCTCGGTACCTCTGGAAATAACGAGAGCACCATTTCTGGAGTTGAAAACCCTACCGTAGTAGACAGCTTCGATGCTACTGTCTGGAGAATGGTGAAGTACATCATTTCTATCTCCAAGACCACAGAAGGGGATAATAAATTCTACGCAACAGAGTTGACCGTACTAGTTGATGGAACAAACGTTTCAGTCAGCGAGTATGGCACAATAGACAATGATGGGAATATGGGCACCATTGATGTCTCTAGGACTGGCGACACTGTAGCAGTTACAGTTACCCCAGACGCAGTCATTAAGCCTGTTACCGTGCGATACGCTCGCATGGGACTAAAAGCTTAATCTTTTATTAGGAGATAATCAAAATGGCAACAGTAAACAAAAACTTTAAGATCAAACACGGTCTTGTAGTTGAAGGTACAACAGCAACAGTAAATACATTCGACATTCTTACAAAGAGTTCGGCAGACGTAAACTACATTATCGCACAGGTTGGTGGTTCTGGTGTTTCTACAAACACTCCAGATACGCTAGTACTTCGTGACGCCAATGGAGACTTTACAGCAAACGAGATTACAGCAGATCAGGGATTTGTTGGAGATCTAACTGGTGATGTAAGTGGTGACGTAACTGGTACAGTATCAGACATTTCTAACCACGATACAGACAGCCTGTCAGAGGGTACTACAAACCAGTACTTCACTGACCAGCGTGCACTAGATGCTACCAATGCAGCTTACGATGCAGCAGGTTCAGCAGCCACCGCAGAGTCTAACGCAAACACCTACACAGATGGCGAGATCACAACTCTTGACACATCTCTAAAGGCCTATGCAGATACAGCTGAGGCAGATGCAATCACTGCTGCCAACAGCTATACAGACGGTGAGATTGGTACACTAGACTCTGCTGCTCAGGGCTATGCAGATACAGCAGAATCTAATGCAAACACCTACACAGACAGCCTAATCGGTGATGGCACAGTAGATGGCACGGGCGGAAACACTATTACAGACAGGATTGCAAGTGCAGTCGCTGACCTTGTAGATTCTGCTCCAGCTACACTAGATACTCTAAATGAGCTAGCTGCAGCCCTTGGTGATAACCCAGATGTAATCACTAACCTAACCACCGAGATCGGTACTAAGGTAAGTAAGTCTGGCGACACCATGACTGGTGCACTAACTCTATCTGGTGCTCCAACAGTAGATCTACACGCTGCTACTAAGAAGTACGTTGACGATGCTCAGGCAGCAGCAGAGCTATACGCAGACGGCATTGAGACAACCATCAACGGAACTATCGATGCTCTAACAACTGACGATGTAGCTGAGGGTACAAACGAGTACTACACAACTGCAAAGGCACAGACAGATGCTGCATCACTTCTAACTGGTGCATCACTAACTAACATTACAATCACTGGTGACGGTGCTGGTCTAACAATTACAGCAGAGAACGGTGTTGCAGATTCTGACACTGATGACCTAGCTGAAGGTGTTACCAACCTTTACTTCACCAATGCACGTGCTCAGGCAGCCGTAGCTTCAGACATTGCAACTGCTAAGTCAGAAGCAATCTCTACTGCAGCATCGGATGCATCTAGCAAGGCTACCGCAGCTCAGACTGCAGCTGAGGGCTATGCAGACACCCTAGTAGCAACTGGTGACGCAACTGCAACACCAACCTACGAGGCAGTGGATGTAAACTCCGTTGCACTACAGGTAGCTGCAACTCAGAATGTTGCAACTGCTAGCCAGGTAGTTGGCTACGGATTCTCTGGAACTGCATACAGAACAGCTAAGTTCCTGGTAAAGGTTGCTTCTGGTGTTCACACAGAAGTATCTGAGGTTCTAATTACTCTAGATACAGCTGACAACATTGCAATTACAGAATATGCAATGGTTGGAACTAACGGATCGCTTGCAACTGTTACTGCATTAATGAACGGAACAGACGTAGAGCTTCTTGTAACAACACTTAACAATAATTCCGATGTTACTGTTGTAGGAACTCTGCTAGTATAATTAAATAGGAGGATGGGGCTGTAATGTCTACTACAAGTGAAGACTTTAAGATAAAGCATGGACTGCAGGTCGCAGGAGATGCAAACTTTATTGGGTCTTTATCAGCTGCTGAGCCAACTGAAAGTAATCATGCTGCAACAGTAGGATATGCTAGAAACCTTGGTTTAGCCACAGTAGATTCTACAGCCCCATCAACACTAGTACCTGGAAAGCTATGGCTTGATATGTCAAATCCAGTAGAGCCTAGGCTAAAGGTCTATAATGGTTCAGATTGGACTTTGTTAGCAACCACAGAGGATGCAAACTTTATTCCTGAACATATTCATGACACAGCAATTGACGGTACTGGAAGAATTATTGAGATACTTTAGGTAGGAGACTAGTTATTAATGGCAATATCAGATAAAGACTTTAAAGTCAAAAATGGAATTTACGTAAATGGAAATGCTGTAATACAGGGAACAGTTTCTGTATCGTCAGCTCCAACAGCTAACTCGCACATTGCAACAAAAGGTTATGTAGATTCTGTTAGCTTGCCAGTTGTTGATAGCACAGCACCATCAACCCCAGAAAATGGTCAGATGTGGCTAGACACAGTGTCTCAAAGGCTTCATGTCTTTAGTGGTGAGCAGTGGATTGCACTTGCAACGCTAGATGATGCATCAGTACTGCAAGACCACATTCACGACACAGCAATTGATGGCACTGGACTTATAGTATCTATATTTATGGATGCTGGAACACCAACAAGCACATACTACTGGACAACAGATGCTGGCTCTGCTACAGACACAGACTGGGCAGACACTTGGAGCGGAGGGTTGGTTGTAGATCAGTACAACTAATCATAGTTTTAAAAAGCAGTATATAATTGTATAGTTGGGAAAACCCCATTAGGAGAAAGTAAATTATGGCAACGAGAATGCAACAGCGTAGAGGTACAGCTGCAGAATGGACAGCTGCAAACCCGATCCTTGCAGCAGGTGAGTTCGGTTACGAGACAGACACTGGCAAGTTTAAGATTGGTGATGGCACCAATACATGGAGCAACATTGAGGCATTCTCAGATGCTTCGGCAATCCTGGGAGCAGCCCCAGCTACTCTAGATACACTAGAAGAGCTAGCCGCTGCTATCGACAATAACCCAGACTTCTTCTCTGTTGTTGGTGGAAACACAACTTCTATTGCAAACCTTACTCAGGATTTGGCAGATGCAACCACTACTATTAACGGGTCAATTGCACAAACCCTTTTAGATGCAAACGGCTATACTGACACAGAAGTTGCAGACGCTGTTGCTGACCTAGAGGTAGCCGATTCAACCCTACAGTCAAACATTGACTCTGCAAACTTGCAAATTACTGCTGTAGAAGCAGACGTTACTACACTTTCTGGAAGAGTAGACGATGCCGATGCAGCAATTGCCCAGGAAGTTACTGACAGAGATGCCGCTATTGCTGCATTTAGCGTACTAACTGCAAATGTTCACGGTATTGCAGACACGACTGTACTTGCAACAACCACTAACGTCTCCGATGCCCAGGCAGCAGCCGAGGCAACGGCAGAAGCTTACGCAGATGGTCTTGCCAGCAACTATGATTCGGCAGGAGCAGCATCCTCAGCAGTAACAAGCCACAATGCAGAGACAACATCTGTCCACGGTATTGCAGATACATCACTTTTGGCAACTACTTCAGATGTCTCCACAGCTCAGACAGCTGCACAGACATATGCAGATGGACTAGCCTCTAACTACGATGCAGCAGGATCTGCAGCAACAGCACAAACAGCTGCTGAGGGGCACGCAGATGGAGAGATTGTAGCTCACGCTGCAGTCACCACAAATGTTCACGGAATTGCTGATACATCAGACCTAGCACTCCTAAGTGCAGTAGCCCAGACATTTGATGGAGATATTACAGTTGCTGGAAACTTCACAGTATCTGGTACTACCACCACAGTTAGCACACAGGACCTAGTCGTAAATGACCCAATGATTTACATTGGTGAGGGTTCAACAGGAAACACTGCAGACCTAGGTCTTGTAGGTTCGTTTGATGACGGAATCTACCAACACTCAGGTATTGTCCGTGACTCTTCTGAGGGCATCTGGAAACTATTCAAGGGCGTTACAGATGAGCCAAGCACAACGATTAACTTTGGTCAAGGATCACTCGATGACCTAGCAGTCAACAATGTTGAGGTGGCTGGTGTTGTGTTCACAGATGGAACCCAGACAAAGGTTGGAGTGCCTTCAATTACCCCAATCTCTGAGAAGACCGCATCATACACACTATCTGCAACTACAGAGCGTGATACAATTGTTGAGGTAAACAGCTCATCTGCAACAACTTTGACGATTCCAACAGATGCAACTTTAGACTTCCCAGTAGGTACTACTCTAGATGTAATTCAGACTGGTACTGGCCAGGTCACCATCGCAGGTGAAGTAGGAGTTACAGTTAATGCAACTCCAGGGCTAAAGCTACGTGCACAGTGGTCATCTGTTACTCTGCTAAAGCGTGGAGCTAACAACTGGCTAGTCTTTGGTGACACATCAGCTTAATAACTAAAATTACGACAGGAGATAATTAGCATGGCAATTGGAAAAAATCTGGGTGCAAACTCACAGAGCTCTAACGACTTTTTGGAGCCACTGGCACCCATTAGCGTAACACCAAGCAACGTGACTGACCGTCCATACAACAATGGTGCGGTTTCCGTAAGCTTCTCATTGCCTGCTAATTCTCCTGCTGCAACATCCTATACAGTTACAGCAACACAGAGTGGTGAGCCAACTAGGACTGCATCTGGATCTTCTTCTCCAATCGTCGTAGAGGGCCTAGCTTCTGCCGTAGACACATTTGTTACAATGATTGCTACAAATGCCTCAGGCGACTCTCCTGTAGCTGATGGTGGTCAGCTTGTAGTCACAACAGTGCCAGCAACTCCTTCGGCACCAACAGTTACCACACCAGTACCATCAGCTGGAACTAACGTTACTGGAGCAAGCCAGGATGTTGTAAGCTGGACCACTCCAACAAGCGGTGGTAGTGCCATAACTCAGTATACATGGACATCTTCAGATGGAAAGACTGGAACTACAACATCTAACTCTGTTACCGTAGATCAAGAGGGTGGAACTGCTCAAACCTATCAGGTACGTGCTGAAAACGCCAATGGTGTTGGAGTTTATTCTGCAAATTCAGCAAGCATAACTACTTTTGGATTTACTCCATTTAGCTTTGTACCATTTGGAAACTTTGGCTTTGTACCATTTAGCTTTGTGCCATTCGGAAACTTTAGCTTCGTGCCATTTAGCTTTGTACCATTCAACAACTTTGCATTTACACCATTCAACTTTGTTCCATTTGGAAACTTTGCATTTACACCATTCAACTTTGTTCCATTTTCCTTTACGCCAAGAGTACGTGCTGTATAGTAAACCTTTATGCTATAATTGTTTTATATAATTACAGTAGAATGGAGGAGGAATGCAGGAGCATCCTCAGTATGACCCAAGAATAAGCAAGAGTCACTCTTCCCAACCACATAGGTTCTTCGAGAAAAATGTGGGCAACAACCTTACAGAGTTATCAGAAGCTTTGCTAGATAGGTATGGAAGAATCGAGCGTGCAGAGCTTGAGGGGGTAACTCCAGTGACAGATAGTGACTACTGGAAAGAATCTAATAGTGTATCCACTATGAAGTGGAGACAGTATAATGTATTTCAATTTTACATTCCAGGAATACGAAAGCTTTACGATGCAGTCAGCGAAATGGTTCATGAAGCTTGTGAATACTATGAGATAGACTTTGATGAACAACAGTACATGATTCAGGGTTGGTTTAATGTAAACTACTCTAAAAAGGGCAGACTAGACTGGCATGATCACTCACCTGTTGGTGCACCATTCTTTCATGGCTACTACGCCGTATCTGCAGAACCATCTGAAACTCACTACTATACATTCGGTGAGCACAAGATTAACAACAACGTAAATAATAAGGCCATATTGTCAGAGATGGGGCACTCACACGCCATGGCCGACTGGGACTGGGACGGACCAAGAATAACGGTAGCCTATGATGTATCGCCGCTATCTTCATTAGAAGGTTTAGGCCCAGAGGATGAACAGCATTGGACTCCTCTTCGATGAAAGCACTTCTATGTAAGTTAAGAGGGCATAAGGTATCAATAAATCAATGCCCAGTGACTGGAATTAAGGCTTATAGCTGTAATGCTTGTGGACCATTAGACAAGCATGAAAAAAGCAAAATGTCCTTCAACTAATGGTATAATAGGTTAGATATCTATTAGGAGAACTAACCTTGACAGTTCAAAGAATTACCCTTAGGCGTGGAACCGCCGAGCAGTGGACTACCGCTAACCCAGTTCTGGAATTTGGAGAGCTTGGTGTTGAGATCAGGCCAGACGGTACTACTGGATTTAAAATGGGCGATAGCTCTACTACATGGACAGACCTTCCTTATTTTGAAAGTGGTAGCTTTGCAGACTTTCTTCTTGCATCAGCTGTAGGAGAAAACGATGGAGTTGCATCATTGGATTCCAATGGCCAAGTGCCACTAACTCAGCTAGCTAATGCTGTAGCTAAGATTAACACAGAATTAAATACCCACAACTCAGACACAACATTGGTTCATGGGATTGCAGATACTTCCAGGCTAGCAACTATAGACTATGTCGATAGTGTCGCAGCAGGAATCGTAACAAAACCTGCTGTTGAAGCAGCAACTACTACTGCCCTAGATACCACGTATGATAACGGTGCACTTGGTGTTGGTGCAACCCTTACCTCTAACTCAAATGGTGAGTGGCCAGGCCTAGATGATTTGACAACTGGGTGGAACCAGTACGATGGAATTTTGGTAAAAGATCAGACAAATTCAGCAGAAAATGGTCGCTATGTCCTGCTTGACTCTGGATCATCATCAACACCATGGGTTCTTAGAAGGTGTAGTCTTTGCGACACAGCAGACGAAATACCAGGAATGTATCTTTTCGTAAAATATGGAACTCTTAATGCAGGTGCTGGATATGTAGCCTTAGTAGATAATCCAAGCACATTTACTGTAGGAACAGATAGTATAACTATGACGCAATTTGCTGGAGGGCTATCTGTTACGCCAGGAGTTGGAATCGTTGTTAATGGAACACAAATTTCAATTGACCAAGCAGTAGTTGCAAAGCTAGCAGACCCAACTTTTACTGGCACTCTATCTGCTAATGCAATATCAGCATCAAGCGTAAACGCTACGTCAATTACTGGCTCCCTAACTGGTACAGCAAGCAATGCCTCAAAGATTAACAATAGGTCTTTATTTGTTCAATCTACTCAGCCTACAAGCGGCATGGTATCTGGGGATATTTGGGTTAAGACAGCTTAGGGGATTCTATGGCTGGAACAAGTGGTAGCGAAACATCAGCTGCAGGTGTTGGTGGATATAAGATTAAAACAGACTGGTCAACTGTTATTATAGATGCTAACGGATCTCCTCGCCCTACAGCAAGAACTACAGTCAGAACGTATGTTATTGCACCAAGCAATAACTACTTTACTAACTACACCATAACTAGCTCTATAAAGGTTGGAAGCGTCACCCTGGCGTCAGCATCTCAACAGTATAGTACTAGTTACAATGCAACGCTACTTCTAGTTGAGAGCGTAGATAGAGACACTGACTATGCCTCAAATAGCGGTGGCACCTGGACAAAATCTTGGACAGTAGATGTCTCTGTAGATGGTAGCGGAACCAGTTCCGTTGTTCCTCAAAATATGACGCAGTCTTTAAGCGTTCCATTTGCCAATGTATATACCGTCAGCTATGACGCTAATGGTGGATCTGTTTCAACATCATCTATTAGGGCTGGATCAGGAGATGGAGTAACCCTGCCCACCCCCAGCAGAACTGGATATACATTTAACGGATGGTACAGTGCAGCATCTGGAGGAAGCTATCGTGGTGGGGCTGGCAGCTATTTTGCTGTAACCTCAACACAAACTTTATATGCTCAGTGGACTATATCAACACCAGCACCTGTTTTCTGGGATACAACGCTCGGTGATTATTCTTATGGTGCATATAATAGTTCCAACAGGGTTCAGGCGTACGACACAAACTCTTATTCATGGACCAGCAAGCCGTCCTGGGCTACTGGAGGAACAAATGGATACCTTTCAGGAACACCAAACCAATCTGGCACTTTCTATTGGTCAGTAACTGCAATTGGAGATGGTGGATCAACCCCACTTAATGGAAGTAGCTACGTATATTACCCAATACCTTCCTGGTCAGATTCATCCATGGGATCATCTCTTCGTAGAGGAACATACTACAATGACTCAGTTTCTGCAACCATAGCCGATAGCTCAGCTATAACATACTCTTCTTCTGTGGTCAGCGGATCTTTAGTGTCTGGACTGAGCTTGGGTACAAACTCATTATCTGGTACTCCAACATCTTATGGATCTTTTACTGTAAGATTTTATGCAAGCAATTCAGATGGTGGTGCAACATCAATAGATAGAGCATTTACAGTGAGTGACTATTTTCCAGTATGGTCAGATCAGACAGTTTCAAGCGGAAACTATTCAGTAGGGCAGGCCTACTCTGACTCTGTCAGTGCAATAGATGCTGCATACTACTCAGTATCTGGAACTCTTCCACCTGGAATAACACTGAATGTATCAACTGGACTACTGTCTGGATCTTTTACAGCATCTGGAACATACGTCTTCACTATCAGAGCATATAACAACACAAGCGAGTATATTTCTACACCTACATACACAATGACAGTCTCTGATATCGGAGGCAGGGTATATGTCTTCAATGGATCTATCTGGGAAGAAAAAGATATGATGTTCTATAACGGTAACTGGAACACACGTGGAACAGTATATTACTATGATGGGTCGCAGTGGCAAAAATCAATATAGTAGTATGGTAGAATAAGGTAGGAGAAAAATGTCACAACCATCTAATCTTTATGCAGAGAAAGTGTTTTCAGAACACCCAGTGGCATTGTGGGCTCTTGACGACCAAGTAGATTTCTTATCCTTCCTATCGTCAGCTGACAAAAAAATGTCTTCCTGGTCAATCAGCGGTGGGGAGTCATCTCTAGAGAGCCTTTCTGGTATAGCTAGACCGACAGAGTCACCAACAGTAAGGCTAGACGTCCAGGCATCAGATCAGTTAGTTGCAACTAGTAATGGAATTATTAGCCCTGTCTTGATGGATCAGAGTAAAGAAAACTTTAATATATCAACGTACGTTTACTCTCAGAATTCAGCAATCACATCTATTGATATTGGCTACGAATATACTGATGGTAGTGTAATACAGGTACTGGAAAACTTTTCAATATCTGGCACTGGAGTTTGGGCATTTTTATCTAAGACCTTTGACATGCCAGATACAAATGAGCCATTAAGGTTGGTGGTAAGGGTCAATGCTTCTTCTATTGGGGACTATGCATTGTTTATTAATGGAATTTCATTTTCACAGTGGAGTGAAAACCAAAACACAAAAACCTCTGGAACTTCAGGAACAAGTCTTTATTCCCTCGCCCCAAGCATAGCCATCGCTGACCAGCCAGCAATTGAAGCTCCTGCATATGGTCTAAAAAGCAGTCCTGGATACTATCTAGCATCCGATAGCAGCTTGTTGTCGTATAACGATGGACTACCAATTGTGTATGGTTCATCAAATGCAACTAAAATTAGACAAAGTGATTATGGACCATCTCTCGTACTTCCAGGCTTCGGATTCTTAAATGATGTTGGTAGAAATAAGAACATGACTTTAGAGACATGGATTCGGGTTTCTACTTCGTCCTATACTCCAACAAGAATTTTAGGACCAATAGGTTCAGATGACGGACTATATGTAGATGGCCAATTTCTAACATTTAAGCTAGATAACCAGACAATGTCTCACTTTGTTGGAAGCTGGGGAAGACCAATGTTGGTTCACATTAGAGTAATTAGAAACTCTGTGTCAATGCTCATCAACGGGGAGCTAACATCTTCAATGACGATAGATACTGATACGGTGACACTGCCAAGCTCAGACAATAACACTCTTTCATCTCTTTACTATGGCAAAAACCAGGACTGGATAGGATTTTATGGGAGCAACGACCTATTGTATTTTGACATTGAGTCACCAGCCATATATCCATACTCTGTTCCAGAAATAGTTGCAAAAAGAAGGTTTGTGTATGGACAGGGGGTAGAGTACCCAGAAAGCAATAATAGCTCATTCGGAGGGTCCTCAGCCATCATTGACTACAGAAATGCTGGATACGCAAATAACTACTTATACCCAGACATGGGTAGGTGGAACCAGGGAGTCGTAGAGAATCTATCTGTTGATGATAACGTCTTAACATCACCAGAATATCCTCTGCCAGAAATTATACTTAATAACACAGACAGAGAGTCGTGGCTAGAATCTAATCTCTCTGCTAACAACGACTCCACTGACCCAAGAAAGTTCATAAATCTATCCTTAGATAACTCAGATGGAGGATATCTATTCTTCAATAGTCTGGCAGTGCTTAGGCAAGATCTTAAAGCACTTTACGTTGTTTTTAGATCCACAGAAGACTCTGACCAGACCATTCTTAAAATTGAAGATTCTGTAACTAAAAACTTTTTTAGCATTACTATCACTGGTACAGAAATTGTATATACTTTGAAGTATGGAGCTAACATCACAACGGTAACTTCTGAGTCACAGCATACAGTTGGATTGGCCACCACTGCAGGCATTGATATTGACAAGTTCTCTTCTGTATATGGTTCTAACATTGCTACATTCTTTGGAGCCAAGAGTACTCTAAAGATGTACGTAGGAGATGAGCCAGATTTTTCAAGTACATTTACTGGAAAGATATATCGTGTAGGACTATCTACAAAAAGAAACCTACAAAAAATATCTCAATACTTCAATAGCAGTGGAACGGTTGCAAACATAGAAAACGTTTTCGACCAGTATGATAGTGCAACAGAGCTATCTGGTGGAGCATATGATACAGAAATAACAGACTTTTTAGATGGTGGAGACCCAACATCATTTATAGCTAGTCAGCTTTATACTCATACAGCAAGCTATACGGTATCACCAAGGGAGTACCTGGGGTATTTTGACATAGATATTGCAATAGATGCTTCTTGGCAAGACTATATTCCACTTCAGTACTTTGCTAAAACAATAACCGACGGCTCAGGTCAGTCATCGTATAGGCTAGATTATCTACAACTAAATGTTGACAACCCAATTGTGTATACACAAGCTGGCAATAGCTTTAACACTGATGGCTCTCCAGTCAGAACATATCTGTCTTTTCAATATATGGGAAGTAACCCCAACAGCCTATCTGAGAGCATACCAAATGCATTGCCAGCACCTGTAGATAAAGTAATTCAGCCAGGATTAGAATGGACTAATACCAGGTATGAGTTTGTAGACGGAACCGTTGTCTTCCCTCCAGAAGGCCAAGACTTCTCCAAAATAGCTTTGGTAGTTCATATAGACGCTATCATCCCTGGAATTCAAAGCTCTAAGGTAATGATTAAGTCACTGCAGATAGCTTCTCAGGTAAACGAGGTGTACAAACAAACACCAGTTGGAACTAAGCTTGGTAATGATGTGTACCCTTATGTAAAGAGTGGCATCTATAATGACTATAAGGCAAAAAATCCAATACAAATTTATAAGGGCACAAGCCCATACCTATACCTGACCGATGATGGAGGAATCAGGTTACTGGGCAGCACAGCCACTGATCGTGGAATCATGTTCCCAGTAAATCCAGAAAAGTCATTGTCTTATCGTGTCGGTGGCATCCAGCTATTTGCCAAGTATAACTATTCATCATTTCCGCAGGTAGCAGAAAAGATTCTGGAGATAGAGTCGTATAGAAAAACTATCTATGCTTATGTAGTTGCAGACAATACGTCTGGATCAAGAGGTAGGATATTCTTCACCGATGACTTGGGAGAGGCTGTTGGAGGTCTTTCTCTTTATGTAAATGGAAATCTTGTATCTTCGGGATACTTATTGCCAAACGAGTGGGCAGTGCTTTCCATTCAGTCAGCGGAAAGCCTAAACTTTGACTCATTTACTGGAAACATAAAGCTAGTTGGAAATCTATCTGTTGACTCTGTAGCTTCCTACAGGATCACATCTGATAAGACTGGTATTACAAATAAGTTTAGAACATGGGCAGAGCTAGAAAGCATTCTCGATGCTGAGGGAATTAATCCAGCAACATGGGAAGACTTTCTTTCACAAGTTCCAGCTATTACTTGGGAAAATGTATTGTATATACCAACAACAAAACGGTATTTAATTGATTTAGTAGCAATATATAAAGCTTACATAGGCACAAACAAGTTTATTGTTGGAGATTCTAGCACTTTGTCCTTTAAAAATTATGCTTATCGTGGATATATTGGTGCAGAATGGAACACAAAGGTTGTTTCTCCAGTTTAATGTGGTATACTAGTGTCATGAATAAAGAAAAGCCTGACGCTATGGAGCAAGCACTAAAAAGTGCTAAGCTAACAATGATGCCAAAGTCTGGTTACGCCTGGGGTATTTATGCCTGGAAGAAGTCAAATGGAAAGTTCTTTACAGATGGAAGCGGTAACGTTTTGAACATACCAGCTAACAAGGGTGACCAAAACCAGATTCAAAAACTTAAGACAGCAGCAGCTCATCACGGAGAGCCAGACGGCGAGGCCGTATTCTTTCCTGGTACTGAAAGAATTAGCGATGAAGAGTACTCAGAACAGATTGACAGAATGAAGCAGGGACTTATCCCTAGCATGAATGACGTTGGTGCACTTCTTGCTGCTAAGAAGAGTCTTGATGCCTATGGAGATGAGGGATAATGTCAGAATACATTATTAATGCAAGAATGGGCGAGTTTGACCCAGAGCCAAACGAATTTAAAGCAAAGGATCCATTTAATAAGTCTTGGGATACACTAAAGACTCTTGGTGGGATAGATTCTAACTTTAAGCGTAGAGCTACCAGAATTTCTAAGGCTGTTGCTGTAGAGCCAACAGATAGATATCTTACATCTGCTGGTGCCATCAAGACTGGTGAGGGTGCTAGCTCAAAGGAGATCAATCCTGGTTCTGTTTATCACAATGGTTACGGAATGTTTGATGTCATTACGCCACCATGGAACCTTTACGAACTGGCAAACTTTTATGACACTTCGTTTGCAAACCACGCAGCTATTGACGCTAAGGTTGAAAACATTGTCGGTCTTGGCTATGACTTTAGCATTGGCAAGAGAGCACTAATGCAGCTTGAGTCAAATACAAATGAGACTGCAACTCAAAAGGCACGAAAGCGTATTGAGAGGGCACGACTAGAGTTGACAGAGTGGCTAGAGAGTCTTAATCAGGACGACTCGATCACACACACCCTAATGAAATTTTTTACAGACGTACAGGCAACGGGCAACGGATATCTTGAAGTGGGACGAAAGACTAACGGTGAAATTGGTTACCTAGGTCACATACCTGCTACAACAATGCGTGTCCGTAGACTGAGAGATGGATATGTTCAGATCATTGGTCAGAAGGTTGTTTACTTTAGAAACTTCGGGGCAAAGAATCAGAATCCTATCACTACTGACCCAAGGCCAAATGAGATTCTTCACTATAAGGAATATTCTCCACTAAACACGTTCTATGGTATTCCAGATATTATGTCTGCTATTTCATCTCTACAGGGAGATCAGCTAGCCAGCCAGTACAATATTGACTACTTTGCAAATAAAGCAACTCCTAGGTACATCGTAACTCTAAAAGGTGCAAAGCTATCTGGAGATGCAGAAGATAAGCTATTCAGATTTTTACAGACAAGTCTTAAGGGACAGTCTCACAGAACCCTCTACATTCCTTTGCCAGGAGACTCAGATACCAACAAGGTAGAGTTTAACATGGAGCCAATCGAGAATGGTGTTCAAGAGGCATCCTTTAATGAGTACAGGCTTCGTAACCGTGACGATATTCTTGTTGCCCATCAGGTTCCGCTATCTAAGATTGGTGGTGCAGATGCATCATCTATTGCATCAGCCTTGGCTCAAGATAGGACATTCAAAGAGCAGGTAGCAAGACCAGCACAGACAAATCTTGAAAAGATGATTAATAAGGTTGTTCGTGAAAAGACAGACTTGCTAGAGTTTAAGTTTAATGAGCTCACTCTTACAGATGAAATTGCACAGTCTCAGATCCTTGAGAGGTATATCAAGACCCAGGTCATGACACCCAATGAGGCTAGAGAGGCTCTGGGTATGCCTCAGAGGTCTGGGGGAGATGAAGTCTTTGATATGTCTCCAAGACAATCTACTGATGCAAGAGCAAACTTGGCTGGAAACAGACAGCGAGATGCAGAGAGAACTAATAATCAATCAGATGGATCTGCAACTGTTTCTGGTCGTAACGCCCAAGGCGAAGGAAATTCTTCAGAATAAAGTTACCATTTCGTAACTTTTTTATAAAAAAGGGTATATAATAAACTAGTATGACTATTTCGAAAACGCAGTTCGTTACAGACGGTGACAACGTACGTCTGTCAATGCCTTTTAGCAAGGTAGACAAAGAGAGACGCATCGTCTCAGGATTTGCTACGCTTGATAACGTAGATAGACAAGATGACATTGTAACCACAGAGGCATCAATCAGTGCCTTCTCAAAGTTCCGTGGGAACATTCGTGAAATGCACCAGCCACTAGCAGTCGGCAAAATGGTAGCATTTAAAGAAGAGAAATACTTTGATCCAGAATCCAAGAAGTTCTTCTCTGGAGTATATGTATCTGCATATGTTTCAAAAGGTGCACAAGACACCTGGGAAAAGGTTCTTGATGGAACCCTATCTGGCTTTTCTATTGGCGGTCGCATGAATGAGTGGGACGACGCTTATGACGAGAAGATGGAAAAGCAAATTAGAGTTATTAAAGAATATGACCTAGTAGAGCTGTCCTTAGTAGACACTCCAGCTAATCAATTTGCAAACATTATGTCTATCGAAAAGGTGGACGGCGTTGACGTCGTAAAGGGCGATGCATTTGATGTAGAGATTGAAAATGTTTTTTGGGATAATGAGTCTGGCATGGTAATGGTATCGGCAGAAGACTCAGCCGTAAGTCCAGTAAATGGCAATGCTATGAAGAACATAGGTTTCGTTGAAAAGAATGACAACGAGAAAACAGAAATGATAAAGTTCTTAGTTGATAGTGCTAAAGGCATTAATCTTTCTAAGATGAACAAGGAGGAAGATCCTATGACTGAAGAAAACACAAATGCAGCAGAAGACGCTGTAGTTGAGAAATCAGACGAGATCGCTCCAGAGGCAGATGCCGTAGTTGAGGCTGCAGACTCCGCAATGGAGAAGGCAGACGACGCTGAGGTTGTCAAGACAGACGACATGGATGAAGACGACATGGAGGAGAAGGCTGATGAAGCCGATGCCACTGAGAAGTCAGCTGATATGGAGGAAGAGGACAAGTCTTATGAAGACAAGAAGTCTGATTCTGTTGAGGCAGCTGAAGAGGTATCTAAGTCAGACGATGTTTCTGTCGCTGTTGCTGAATTGCAGAGCGGTATTACATCAGCCTTTAGCGATCTTTCAGCAGTTATTAAGTCTCTTAACGAGCAAGT